AAATCCTTCAATCTCAGGTCGATATGACTTTTTACTTAAACATGAAGAGCATGGACGTATTATACTAGAATTAAAATCTATTAATCAAAAAGGTTTTGACGCTTTGATTGAAGCACCTAAACCAGAACATACTATTCAGTTACAGATTTATTTAAATATATCAGGAATAGCTCAAGGAGTCGTTATGTATGAAAATAAAAATGATCAGATATTAAAAGCTTTTACGGTGAAGAAAGACGAGAATATATGGAACAGTATTATAGAACGATGTATACGAATTCAGAATATGGTTGAAATGCCTGTAATATGTACTGGAGAGTTTTATTGTGCATGTAGGGGGATTAAATGATGGAAGTTAAGGATACACAATGGACACCTATGAAAGCATTAGGTAAAGCACAGAGACAGTTAGATGAGTTATCCATACCTATATTTGGTAAAGATATAACTCAAGAATATGAACTTAATTTTTCTAATTTAATGAATGAAGATAATAGAAAATTGGAAGATTATTTAACAGCCTATGGAGGATATAAAGCTTATTTAGAAACACAATTAGCTGATGTATCCTCTAAGAAGAACGCTTTAGAAGCAGCCTTTGATGAAGGATTTGCTACTGCAATATTTCGATTAGCTGAAGAACGAGAAGAGGAGGGGAAGAAGAAGCTAACTCGTGAAGAAGTACGAGGTGCAGCCATGTCTAAATTTGAACAGCTTAGAGAACTTAGACGAGAAGTGATTGAGCAAGAAATTGTTCATACTAGAGTAGCTGGTTTACTTAGTGCTTATAAAGCAGCATATGATGCTGTATCGAGAATAGTAACTTTGAGAACATATGGAACAACAGATAATAATAAATACTAGTACAGTTTATCCATCTACAGTTCTTTATATGGGAATTGATTGTTCAAGTAAAGCAATTCATAGCGTATGGGTCGATCAAAACGAACGTCTTATAACTCAATGTAAATGGAACAGTAAAAAGAAGAATTTTGAAGAAAGATTCATTGAATTTGGAGTAGATTTTTGGACTTCTCTTAGTAAAATAAAAGTAATACTCAATGAAATCGCTCCAGTTCAAGCTGCTGTTGAAGCAGCTATTTATATACAGAATCCAAAAGCAACAATTGCTATAGCATCAGTAGCAGGATTAGCTCGTTTTGCTTGTCATGTTAATGGTATAGAATGTGAATTTGTAGATAATACTAAATGGAAGAGAGATATTATAGGAAAAGGAAACGCCTCAAAAATAGAAATTAAAAATTTTGCTATAGATAAATGGGGAGATATATTTCAGGAACAAGATTTTGCAGATGCAGCTTGTATAGCGTTATGGAAGAAAAGGAGGAATAATTAGCATGATTGGTGGATTACAAAAAGTCGGTGGTAATAATCGAAAATTTTATTTTATGGAAAAGGGGGAAAAACCAAAGAGGGATTACGAAGATAAATTTCCAGAAGAACTCCCTACTCTCGAAGATGTGAAAGAAGCTTTAGGGGTTGTGGTCTGGTGTAAGTTTTTCCAGTGCAAATATAACCAAGAAGTTCAGGGATTACAGAGAACATCAGGAACAATTCTAAAGAATCCTATCTATGAACCTCTAGCTGAACAAGAAGCTATTTGGTCAGGTATTTGTACAAGAGATGAAATTGCAATTAATTATCAGATAGTTACAAATGCTAAAAGTGATGTCAAGGTTCCTTCTTGTTTTGTAGCAGCAACAACAAAAACTGGACATATTGATTTTAGTAAGTTGTTACAACCAGATGGCTCACCTTGGGGTGGAAACATTGATAGTCAACATGTATCTGACGCTGGTTTCGGTGGATTAGATTCTAATAGTATATATGGAGGATAAGATATGCCTAAGCGTTTCCCAGAAAAAGTAAGATTAAGTGCTATGGAGATGTATTTAAAAGGAGATCAACCAGCTAAAGATATAGCTGCGGCTGTCTCTAAAACATATAAGATTAAGGTAACTCCTTCTACTATATATGCATGGGCTAGATCATTAGATTGGAAAGAGACTAAGGCAGAAGCTAGAACTGAAGCCTTAGTTTCAGTTAAAGAAAAAGAAAGTACTAGATTTGCTCGTATTCAAGACGAACATTTAGATACGTATGAACGTATGCGCCATAAAGCTGAACATGAGTTAGATGGATTAAATTATACTAGAGCTTTTGATGCTGCTAAAGCAGTAGATTTAGGTGTTCAAGGAGAACGAAAAGTTATGGAGGGATTAATTAACCTTCAATTTGTTCAAGATATCTTAGGGGTATTAGTGGAAGAAATTACAGATCAAGAGATGCTTAAAAGAATTTCCCTGAAATTAAAAGGCTTGATGCAAAGTAGGTCATCTGATGGCGACTAAAGGCGAAATAACAACATTTTCAAAAGCTTTTGATGTTTTAGCTCAAGGCTTACAATCTCATCAGAATCTTCAAGTAGGCAGTTTTTGGGAATTTCTTAGAGATGTGTGGTCTCAAGGGTTTGATCATCCTGAATATTTTAAAGCGTGGCATATAGGTGTGATAGCTGAAGATATTGAACGCTGTTTACAGGAAGGTAAGAATTATGTAGCTGTATTACCTAGATATCATTTTAAGTCTACTGTCTTAGGACATGCTTTTAGTATATGGCAATTGTTGAGAGCTAATAGAGACTGTTCAATTCTCTATTTGTCCTATTCTGACGGTATGGCTAAATACCATATCAATGAAATTAATAAGACAATTGCAAGAAATCACATATTAAAAGATTTGTTTGCGAGTAAAAATCCTAGAGCAGATTTCGCTTTTCGGGCAACTGTTAATAATAAACCTGTAGAGATTATGCATGGAGGGTTATTCTCCTTTAAAAGAGGAATGCATGTTAATGGAGCTTTAATTGCAGATGACGTATTGCGTGATCCAGAGAATCCATTGAATCCTGCACAACTTACAAAGGTAGAGGATCATTTTTTAACAGAAAGTTTGTTTATTCCATTAAAGGGGGTGCCAGTTATAGTACTTGGAACTCCTATGATGCCCGGTGATCTACTAACAAAATTACAAAGTGATGATAGATTTATAAGTAGAGTTCTTCCTGCTCTTAATCCAGCACCAAATCGAAGAGTGTTAATGCCAGAACTATATAATGAGGAATGGTTATTACAGCAGCAAACTGCTAGACCAAAGTCATTCGCTTCTGAGTTTATGTTAATACCACACTTTTCAACAGAGTCTTATTTTGAAAACGAAGACATAGAAAAATGTGAAGATTCCACATTAAGAAATTTTCCTGTTACAAAGACTTATGAACCTGATGGGAATGAAGATATTTTTGCTGGATTTGATGTAGGGAAGAAAAGACATCCATCTCATCTAGTTATTTTTAAACAGGTAGGCTCAAAATTTGAGCAAATACATCAATCGTGGTTAGATGGGTGGTCATTTTCGGATCAAATAGAATATTTGAATGAAGTAGCTAAGAATTTTAAGATTACTAAAGGATATATTGATAATACACGAGGTGAATTGGAAGACAGAGGATTAGATAGAGCATGGTATCCAATGCACTTTACTACTAAATCTAAAAATACTATGGCTCATGTCTTTGAAAAATATGTCCATTCAGATAGTTTACGCTTAATTAGAGATGAACGACAAAGACAACAGATTCTATCTGTAAATAATGAATTAAAAGCTCCAGAGACTCCATTGGGACATGGAGATGCTTTTTTCTCAATTGCCATGGCTCTTCAGGCTGCATATGAATTTAATCAGGGAAGATTTACATCATTGGGTAGTTTAACAGACTGGCAAGAAGCGATAGCTCCTGATACAGAGCCTAATAATAAAAGAGTTATGAATGTATCTATTTCTGATAAGAATAATAGAACACCATCTTTACAAGAAGATTTTGAAGAAGCTAAGACACCTACATTTAAGTTGGTCTGGGGTTCAGATGAGGAAGAGGTTGATGTTGAAGCTCCAAATCTTCACTGTGATGAAGTAGTGTGTACCAGAGAATTTTGGGTTCCAGAAAGAATGTTGTGTTTATATTGTGGATATAGAAGAAAAATTTAATTATAGAGGGAGAGGTACACACATGACAATTACGATTGAGCATAAAGAGGTTAAAACTTTAAATTTGTCTGAACAGGCAGAAGTGGTGTTAAAACATCGCTATTTTTTAAAGGATAATAACAATGATGTTATAGAAGATGCAGATGCCCTATTTAAAAGGGTAGCAAAAGCTATTGCTGCTGTAGAGTTAAAGTATCTTACATTACCAATTGAAGCTGAATTATGGGAAAAAGAATTTTATGGTATTATGAGTACTCTAGAATTTCTTCCTAATTCACCTACTTTAATGAATGCAGGAACTGAACAAGGAACATTGTCGGCATGTTTTGTTTTACCATTAGAGGATTCTATGACTGGTATAATGAAAGCCGCTACAGATACAGCAATGGTACAAAAATTTGGGGGAGGAACAGGATTTGCTCTGTCAAATATAAGACCTCGTGGGGATAGGATTCAAACAACTCATGGTATTGCTTGTGGCCCTATAGAAGTTTTAAAGACTCTTAGTAGAGTTTCATCTATGATTACGCAAGGAGGAAAGAGAGATGGTGCAAATATGGCAGTCATGGCGATCAATCATCCTGATATTCTTGATTTTATTAGTTGTAAGTCTATTGAAGGCGAAATTCACAATTTCAATATTTCAGTGGGGGTTACTTCCGACTGGATGGCACATGTCGTAAATAATATGGAGTATCCTTTAATAAATCCCCAAAATAAAGAAGTAGTGGGATACCTTAATGCACGAGAAGTATTTAATACTATTGTTGCAGGAGCATGGAAAAATGGAGAACCCGGTATGATCTTCTTAGATCAAGTAAATCGAGATAATCATGTCATAGAACAGTTTGGTGAGATGATAGCTACCAATCCTTGTGGTGAACAACCACTTCTAGGTAATGAATCTTGTAATTTAGGCTCTATTAATCTTGCTACATTCTATAATTACCCACCTAATTTTCAAGATGGGGTTTGGAAAAACAAAATTAATTGGGATAGATTAGAGAAAGTTACTAGAATTGCGACTAGATTTTTGGATAATGTTATTGATGCAAATTATTATGCAACTCAAGACATTGAAGATATGACTAAGGCAACTCGTAAGATTGGTCTTGGAGTTATGGGATTTTCTGATCTTCTCATACAAATGCAGATACCTTATAATTCACCATTAGCTAGAGAAGTAGGAAATACTCTTATGCATTCAATAAAAGATTGGTCAGACAGTGAATCCTTAAAATTAGGAGCCTTTAGAGGAACATTTCCTGCATGGGAAGATAGCACCTTTAATAAAGTAACTGAGGCTTATAGAAATCATTGCAGGTTAACTGTAGCTCCTACTGGAACTATAAGCATGATTTCTGATACGTCCAGTGGAATTGAGCCTACGTTTGCCTTGGCATGGAAGAAACAAAATATCCTAGAAGGTAAGACTTTAAATTACGTAAATAAATATTTTGAAGCAGATGCAAGAAAACATGGTTTTTATTCGGAAGAATTGATGGACTATCTTGCTTCTGGAGGATCACTACAGGAGACTAGTTTATCAACTTATAATGTACCAGATTGGATTAAGGAGGTATATGTTACTGCTCCTGAAATTTCTCCTACTGATCATGTTCTTATGCAAGCAACTTTTCAAGAACATGTAGATTCAGGTATTTCAAAAACAATTAATTTTGCAAATAGTGCTACTCATAAAGATGTTGAGGAAGCTTATATGTTAGCGTGGAAGACAGGATGTAAAGGAATTACGGTATATCGAGCAGGAAGTAGAGAGAAAGAGGTTCTAGTAAAGGGGAATCTTGAGATTACAAGTAGTATTATAACTGACCCATGTTGTGATAATCCATATGTGGTACACGAAGCTGGGTGTGAAGTTTGTAAAACTTGTGGTTGGAGTGCATGTTTAGTAGCTTAATATAGTATAATATATTAGGTAGACTTTTTATCTAACTATCTAGGAGGTATGACAATGCAAAAATTCCTAAACTGGCAAACTTGGTTAATTGGTCTTAGGCGAACTGTTGGAGCAGTCTCATTAATAGCAGGTCTTGTAGGATTGGCAGTACTTTTCTTCAATCCTATGGCTTTGTTAGCTCCATTATTTCCAGTTCAGATGTTGGATGGGTTACAGATAACCCAAGCATCTGCACAGACCTTTTTAAATTCTCTGAAAAGTGAAAGTGTCTTAGTAGTAAATACTAGTGTTTTAGGTATAATATTGTTACTTGGAATAGTGTTGCTTAGAAAAGGAATATATCAAAGTATAAAAGCTTTAGGACGAGGTATAAAAGCTTCCCCAAGAGCTACTATAAATGCACCAATAAAATTCTATCGTAAGAGTATTATATGGCGCAATTGGTTGTTAGAAAAAATAGAGTATCTACAATCGGAAAGTGCAAAATGGAAGACCACGTTTAATATTTTGAAAAGTCCATACAGTCTGCTCAGAGCCATGGGTCTTAGCCCACAGATGGCAGCCAGTTTTCTTGTGGCTGGTTCGGTAGCTACATCAGGTGTAGTAGTCAACGAGACGATCTTGGCAGAGAAATCATTTTCAAATCGTGATCCGGGAGTTTATGCAGCTTCCCTTATGGGTGAGTCTGCTCCATTAGACATACCTACAGAGTATGTTGAAGGCTCAAATACCCTTCGGATTGATCTTGGAACTACGCCTGTGAGAGATATCACTATTGAAAATGTGTCGGTTGGGACGGTTTTTGCTAACTCTGCACTTCCTGCCAATGAGACAACTGTTGTAAAAGTTGGTGGTAATATTACCGCTCAAAACTTTACAGCTACTAGACTTGAAATAGGAACCTTCATATATGAAAAATCACGGTGTAGGAAGGTAACCTTCTCAGATATAAATGCTCATACTGTAATAGTGCGAGGCAATGCTAGCGATGGTCAATCCGTTGCTCCAAGTCCGGGTACGGCTAGAATGAGGGCTGTAGGTGGAGGACATCATCAGGCAGATGCGATGATCACTTCCGGGGGTATGTATGACCGGATTTGGATTCAATCTCCAGCGTCAGGAATTAATGGAAAAATTGGAACCTTAAAACTTTCAAATTTGTACACTAAGGGCGGTGACTGTGAGTTTTCACGTATGGACATTGGAACTCTTATAATTGAATTAAATGAGACAGGCTCAGGAACAGGATTTGCTACTAAAGAATTCATTATTGCAACAACTGTTACAGGTGCAAACCTAACAATTACAGACAATGTTGAAATTAGTATATCCGAACCTGCTACTATTAGTCCATAATAGGAATTAAGCAATGTTTCGACTATCTTAAAAAAGAAAGAAAAGACAAAAATATTTGATTATAAAGGAGTAAGTATGGAAGTAATAGTATACACATCAATTGGTTGAGGCCCATGTAAATTAACCAAGTCTTGGTTAAACAGTAATAATATACCCTTCACAGAGAAACCTGTGGAACGAGATGGTGTAGCAGATGAACTAATTGGATTAGGATATAAAGTTACGCCAGTAGTTATGGTAAATGGAACAGCAATAGTTGGTTATAACCCTAAAAAGTTAGAAG